GTAAAGCAGAGTTAGCTACAGTCCCGGTATGACCATAATCTAAATTGACAAAATTAAATCTTAAGTCATTATTGTGATGTACTGGTTTAACTTTATATGATACAGGTCTGGTAATGCTAGTAAATAATTCTGAAGTAACACCGAGAAAAGATGCATGAGAAGAATTACCCTCAATAAAAAATTCTGTATTTATATGACCGTTTTCAAATGTATATTTTTTAGATAGCTTTTTAGCTTCAGGTACAATAGCTATACTTCTTACTATTTTTACCTGTTCATTTACATATTGGAATATATAATTAAATAAAGTAACCCCGTCATTTTTGTCTGTATATTTACCAAGAAAACTTATGTTGTATAATTCATCCTTTTCGTTATATGATATAAGCGGTTTTGTAATCTCAGAAAAATTAAAATCTGAATTACAATCTGGTACCAATACAAATGCATCAAACCCTGAAGCGCTTTCATCAGTTATTTGAGGATCATTAATAGGGTATAATTTAGTTTTAACATTAGTTGCTCTATCAATAGAATATATATAAGGAACAAAAGCACGAGTTTGACCTAAGCAAGGATTGCTCGGTCCTGTGATTTCATTAACCTCACAAACGAGAAACTCATTTGTTTCATCAATATACCAATAATCTGATTGTATACTATTAGGCATTTAAAATATTTACTACTAAATTATAGAATTTGAAGCGACAGATAGTATAAAATTCTCCCCATCGTATTCATAACTCTCTGTAAAAGTGTTAGCTGATGTCTGTATATAAAAAGTATTACCTACTACATCAAAATTTATTACCTCATTCGCAGAAATCGCTGATTGGGCAGCAGTAGGTAGTTTTGTAAATACACTACTTAGTTTTTCATAAAAACTATAAACTTTTTGAGTACCTATATCTCTTACGTATAGCTCTCCAGGTACTGTATACTTTTGATTATATAACGGTAAAGAGCTCACAAAAGGGGTTACACTTGTATATGATGTTTGATAATTTGAGGGTACACTAGTGTTGCTAAATGTAATACTACCTTTGTTGAAATAATTAAGAGCTATATTTAATCCATGTAACGGACCTGCTGATAAATAGCCGTTATCAACTACATCTTCTCCAGTTACGTGAGCACATTCAGTTGTTGATAAAGGCGCAAACCACCCATCTAACCCATTACAACCTGATACATCATTAAATAAAACTACATCAAATATTGAATCTATATCTGGGTATAATGTTGGGTCAGCATTAGATATTGCTGTTAGGGTATCTTCAAAGTATTGACCATCATAAATTATACAGTCTCCATCTTCTACTACTTCTGGAGGTAAATTATCATATATGCTGTTATAAGTAGTATAACTAGAACTACCTAATCTATCAGGTTGTACAGATTTGTATAAAGCAAACTCGTTGCCATATAAATCTGTTTTTATAGTTACTGCGGTTTTATTTGTTATTAATAAATCTGAAAATCTTTCGGCCTCTGGATATGTTGTAAGATTTATTTTTTTGTAGGTATCATTATTTTTCCATATATCATGCCTTTCCCCACTCCAGAAACTTATTTCATCTGATTGTCGATTTATACCTGTATGACTATAATTAAGAGATTGTTCTTTTGATTGGTAACCAAAACCTTTGAGAGATGTATTATCTACTACACTTATACTGTTACCTGTTTCATTATTTTTTATCCAAGAATTATTAGCAGAAAATATTACAGGACCTTGTGATTTTCTTTTACTTTTACCGAATCCAGGTTGAACTTTAGTCGGATCGGGTATCAAGTAAGTACCTTTTACTGCAGGTACATCTATTTTATATGTAAGATTTTTTGATAAACTTGTTGCTAAACCAGCATTAGTAAAACATAATTGTTGAGGTAGTTTTGTTTTATCAATCAAAGTACCATAATCACTATTAACAGTTGGGTTGTATTTATTGTAATAAGAATTATTATTTACTGCGGAGAGTACTTTAGTAAAATTATATGAATTACCGTCACCAGAAAGCTGATAGACATCAGTTTCTAAATATTTTTCATATAGTTTTGTTATTAAAGATGGAACTAAATTTTCTAATTTCTTTTCTTCATTCGCGAAAAATCGATCAGGTAGACTATTATAATCAGTATACAATACATTAGCTGATATTTTGCGATTAAAGTTAGCTTTTAAATATACTGTTTTACCTTTATGCTTAACCTTTATAGGTTGTACAATATCTTTCGATAATTGTTTTATTTTGTTTTGAAAATTAGTTCTTTCAAGGACATCTGGATCAGAATAATTTTCAGTAGATCTTACAAGATTACACGCATAGTTATAAAATTTTATACTTAGCTTATTACTTATTTCTTTTAAATTTATAGGTACTCCTGACTTAGCAAGATATCCACTATATCTTACTAATGTTCTAAGTATTAAGTTTTTTAATCGTAGAGTTATACCTGCTCGAGATGTTATAAGGTTATTTTTAATTTTTGCATACTTTAATTCTTCACGCGCAGCTTTATAGATTTCAAGCTCAGATAAAATATAATTAGTTACATAACTAACTACAATATCTAAGTCGTATATATCATTATAGTTCAATCTACTTAAAAATATGGTAGTTTCGGTTTTGAGAGAATTAAAATCTATATTTTTAACAAACTCTTTATAATTTTCAGCAATATAATTATTATTTGTATTATTAACTAAAATTTTATTTTTAGAAAAATTAACTAAGTACTCGTTATAAAGATTATTAAGTTCATTTAAATTGTTAAGATTTAAATAATATTTTTTAAACTCTTTAAATGTTACAGGTTTTTTTGTATTTAAATCTATCATATATCTAATCCTTTTCTTACTTGATAATCAATATTGTTTCTTATTGTACCATTGTTTACACTTCTATTATCAATAATATTATTTTGTATAGTGTTACTATATAGAGTATCTCTATAATAATGGAAGTCATACAGCAATTCTAAGTCTACTCCTGTTATACTAGTATCCAATGGCCATCCCCAGTTAGAATAAACGTTGAAATCGCTCAATGGGTATGAACTAGTTGAGCCAGTAGAAATAGTACTAGTTGGTACATTCATAGGTGTTATAACTATTGGCTCACTATTAAACTTCTGAACTGCTACAAATTTACGGCCTGCTGAAACCATATAGGTTGAAGTGTCTATTTTAGTATTATAAGCAATATTAATACCGTAAGCTGAGCCACTATTATAAAACGTATTGAAGTTTTTATTATCTTTTTCTCGTTGACCGAAAAGTAAACTAGATTTTATAGAGAAAAGATCGTACATTCTTTTCAAATCCGGGGGTATTATAGTTGAAGAAAATACTGATTGCTCATTTAAGAAAGTATATAACTTTTTGAGTACATCAATATTACATGTATCTACGTCTACGTTATTAATTACAAAGTTACCTATTTTTTCTATAAATCGTTTACCTAATGTTCCTGGTTCACTTAGATTTGTGCCTACAATTGGCTCAAGAACATCATTGAATAGATTTTCATATTCGTACAAAAATTCTTGAAATCTATAATCTTTTAAGGTTTCACTATAATTAAACTCATATTCTTTTATTTTATAAAAGATATTTTCTGCAGATGGTATAACTGTAAATGTATATTCCCCGGTTAGTACTGGCATATATGAAGCAGGTTGTCCAGATATAGTTATTACTTGAGTCTGTTCTACATTACTTGATAAAGTTGGTGTATAATTTATATACAGAAAAGAACTTAACTCGCTACTACTCAAAGTAGTGTTGTATGGAAGATCATCTGTTTTTATACAAGAAATTAAATTTGTTAAGGTCTGATCTGGTTCAGCAGTAATACTACCGACTCTAACCTCTGCTTTAAACTTACCAACTTCATTATTATCATAACCAGTAGGGTCATAAAAAAACGTATTATAATATTTTGTTGGTGATATAACTCTCGATCCATCTATTCCTGATGTATTTTGTGCGGCTATGAATACTCTGAACTTACTATTTTCCCTTCTTGTTGAAGGTGCTTTCATATCAGACATACCTGTAGTAGTAAAAACTAGTCTATTAGGTATACTTCTAATCATGTTCACAGTTACTAAATCTATATTACTCTCCATATAATTCATATCAGATAAATTAATACTGACATCAGTTTGAGAGTTTACAAATAAGTCTTTTAAAGTATGCTTAGAATTATCTATGCTAAAAATTATTTTAGGGTTTGCATCTTCTTCGTAATCTGATTCGTCGTAATAAAAAATTCTTGTTTTTTTATCATCTGCTGGAGTTTCTGCTCCTAAGATTACTGCTCCGCTTGTACCTGCAGGAACTTTATACGGATTATTATTAGAATCTAATTTGCAATATATCGGTGTGAGTTGTATAGTATGTTTATTATATACTCTATTATACCCGTTGTTTGTTTTTACATAAAAACCTCTATAGGGAACAAGATGCGCATATTTATTACTTTCATCAAAAATATTAGAACGGGCACCACTCGCTGCAAAATATATTGTATTACCACTTGGATTATAGTCCTGCCATGTAACTTGGGCTTTGAAATTAAGAAAAGCTTTTGATGAATCTGAATTCCGTACTAGATCTTCCAAAGCACCAGTACGAATAGAAATATTATTTTTATTAAGGACTTCTATTTTAGTAGATATAAAATTTTTAATAGTTATAGTTTCACTAGCTATATTAAGAAGAGCATTACCTTCATTATCATAGAAATAACAAGTCACTGTATATTGACCAGGATATTGATATATATGAGAGGATGTGTATGTATTAGCTGCACTTAGAGTATAACCGTCTCCGAAGTCCCAAAAAGTTTTAATGGTACTAACTTCTTTGTGATATGACTCAAGAAAATCTCCTGTAAGATTAGGTGTGAAAGTAAAACTGGTTATTCTTGTATAACCTGAAAGAGTTGCAGGCGCAACAGTAATCGGTGTTGTAACCGATAGAGTGCAATCTGAAATACCGTTGATTACGTCACAATCTGCCATTATTAGTATTCAATGTTAGTTGTTCTAGTTACTGTTTCCACAGTAATTTTATTTTTCATAGCTACAGAATTTTCTATAAATGGAATTTGAAAAGTAAGTAAGTTAGTATTTGTGTTAATTATTTTTAAATCTCTACCATTATAAACAGGATTATATAAACCGAAATTTATACCGTCTGCTTTAATACCTAAATCTGATCTATATGTATACAAACCTACAACACCATCAATACCTAAAATATCTGCATTAAGTTGTGTAATATTAATAAACTGACCAAGCTTAGCATTATTAAAATAACTTTGTAAAATATTGAAAGCTTTATCGATTATTGTATTATCATTTACAATAGTTGCAGAACTTCTTTCAATAACTAAAGATGTATAGTCTTTTATTTGTAACGCTCTACTTTCTGAAGAGCTTTTAAGGTAAAAATCAATCCCTAAGTATATAGGATCGAGAAAGGTTATTTCAGCATTCAAAAGCTTATAATCTCTTATGTTCCTAATAATTTCTGTTTTTAGAGAAGGGGATATATAATTAGATCTAGTTACAACAGACTTACCTTTTTTAAACTTAGGTACTATTGTTACAAACAAATTATTGAAATCAAAACTATCACTATAAGTAACTTGATTGAAGAGAGCATTGTTATGGCCCTTATATGAATTTAAACCTAAATTATTTGTTAGATAAGATCTATAAGAATTTAAATAATCAGAATTATTATGTACCTTTACATCGTAAACAAAATTTTTGTAATTGCGAGTTATAAATGCTTCATAATCTTTCTTAGTTATTAATTTATACTCTGATGTAAAAAACTTTGGTGCATTAGTTCTAATCTCTTCTACACTTTCTTCTTCTCCAAAGTCTGTACTATCTTCAGTGTTAGTAGCTGTTATATTAACACTCTCATCGACAGATACGTAATCTAATGTAGTGTCTTTAATATCATTAAAAATTTGATCAAAGCGAGTAGTATTAAAGATATTAAGAGTAGTCGCATTAAAATTGTTTTTGGTTATTTTACCTGTATCTCCAGAAGAAGGTAAATAGTATATTGCAACTTGATCTCCGTTTGTCAGGCTCGCACCGTTTATATTATTACCAAATCTGATTTCGTAGTTTTTATTTTGGTTATATCTACATTCAAATACCCTATCATTTGCATCAGCTAAAAACAATGAAGGGGATCTTTTATATTCATACCATTTGTTATTATTAATCTCTTTTACGAATACATAAATGTTGAAGTGATCAACTATTGTATCTGCGCCTGGTAAAAGATTTATCATTTCATATTCTTCCCCTGTCGCATTAACTAAAGGATATTCCTGAAACTTACCTTCATAAAAAAGATTATTTTCTATAGGAGTTAATTTTTCTGAAGCTGCGGTAATTTTTCTATAAGTTGTATCTCTAACAACTGAGTAAGTCTTACCATTAGATGTAATAAAAGCGAATCTGGGTACTGTATGATAACCGATTGACAAATTAGCTAGTCCGGTTAATTCTATAGGTACAACTGACGATTGTTTACCTACAGGTTTATAGTCAATCAATTTGACTATACGGTTCATATTTTCATACAGCTGCGCATCCGTGAAAACTGCTTCAGAACTAGTTTGGTTCAAGTAGAACAATAAAGTATGATATGAATATGCGATTATATCTATAATTGCGTTAAGGTTACTACCTTCGTAATTCTGATCTGTAAAAGAGATATCGCTATTATTATTGAGTCGATCTACAATAAGATCTCTCAAACTACGAGCATCAAACGATGCATATGCATCTATAGGTAAATTATATTCTGTAATATTTGCCATAATTAGTACGTAAATCCTGTTTCATTTAGTGTTCCGCTAATATTCGCATTTAAATTATTTAATTCCGGAACAGCGATAACCAATGTTATGAAGTATTCGTTTTGTTGTTCTCTACCTACAATATCTACTTTTCGTACTGTAACACGAGGCTCGTAAAAAGAGAGCTGATCCATAATCTCACTACCAATCTGTCTTGCAGTTTCTTTAGATATAGGTTGAAATAAAAATCTACTTAAATCTAAACCAAATGCAGGGTTTAATATTTTCTGACCAGGCTTGGTATTGAATATGTTTCTTATAGAGTTTTTAACTGCTTCGAGATCATAATCTACTTGTACCTCTTCTTTTGTACCAGTATCTGAAACATAAGCATTATTTAGTTTAGATCTTAATCTAAAGTCTAAGTGCAGATCACTATATGTAAAAGTATCTGTTTTATACTTTTTGCTTTCATCAGATAAAAAATCTAAATTTATAGGCATATTAATTATTTAATAAATAAACAAAAAGCATAAATAATTAAAATGGGAAAATTCA